AGCAGTGTTCTATATAGGAACACTTATAGGGATACTAGTGGTATCACGTTTCTTGAAAAGTCGGGAGTAAAAGTTGAACAACGAAACAACTAAATGGACTGTTACAGTCGAAGAAGATCCAGCTACTGGTGATTTAATGCTGCCGTTACCCGATGAAGTACTCAAACTGCAAGGTTGGGTGGAGGGTGATACGTTAGTTTGGAAAGATCAAGGCAACGGCTCTTGGTCTTTAGAGAAAAAGAGTGTATAATAGTAATATGAGTAAAATTAAAATCGCAGAGCTGTTTTACAGCATTCAAGGTGAAGGACGCTATATGGGTGTGCCTTCTGTTTTCTTACGTACATTTGGCTGTAACTTTAAATGTGCTGGATTCGGCATGCCGCGGAACGAAATTAGTATCGAGGCAGACGATATAGCATACACACATGCAAATATCGAATCATTTCAAAAATATGAAGAACTTCCTTTGGTTTCTACGGGTTGTGATAGTTATGCTAGCTGGCATCCTGCTTTTAAGGATCTTAGTCCAATGCTCACTTCAGACGCAATCGCCGACAGAATTGCGGAAATTATTCCGTTTGGAGAATGGCGTGACGAGCATCTAGTTATTACAGGCGGTGAGCCATTGCTAGGCTGGCAACGTGCTTACCCAGACTTGCTACGTCATCCTAAGATGGCGGGCTTGAAAGAAATTACGTTTGAAACAAATGGTACTCAAAAGCTAACAGATGAGTTTAAAGAATATCTGATAGAGTGGCAAATGCCTAACTTGGATTTTGCTAGAGAAGTTACATTCTCTGTAAGTGCTAAACTTCCATGTAGTGGAGAGAAGTGGGACGAAGCTATTCTTCCAGATGTAGTATGTGAATACGAAGGGTTTGGCACAACATATTTGAAATTTGTTATTGCTACAGAACAAGACTTTAAAGATGCCGAGTGTGCTATTGCCGCATATCGTAAAGCAGGCTTTACTGGTCATGTTTATCTAATGCCAGTAGGCGGAATCGAAAGTGTTTATGCACTAAACAACCGCACAGTAGCAGACTTGGCAATGAAAAATGGATTACGGTACAGCGATAGACTTCAGGTGCCGTTATTTAAAAATGAGTGGGGAACTTAATGAAAAAAATTATTGAAAAACTATTTGGTCTTGAAAAGCTCAAACAAGAAAAAGAAGCATTACAGGCAGCAAGAGACAAAGCAGTCGCCGAAACTGTTCGAGCACAAGAAGAAGCAGAATTAGCAAAACTTACACCAAAAGAACGTGCTACAAAAAAAGGTGAGCCATATATTTCTGTTCTTGATACAAAGGTAAATCCAGACAACATTCGTAATGGATTCTTTGAGCTTGACTGGAATGACCAATTTGTGCTACAATTAAAGCAAGAAGGTTACGGTTTTGACGGCGATGCTGAAGAAGAAATAGTCGATCGTTGGTTTAGAGATATTGTAAGACAAATGCTCGAAGAGGATGGTCTTGATTCTAATAGACCAGCGGGTTATATTAACGTAGTTCCAATCGCTAAAGGCAAAGCAGAAGTTTCATGACATATATTCTAGTAGATACTGCTAATACATTTTTTCGTGCTAGACACGTTATTCGGGGTGATGCTGACATCAAACTCGGTATGGCGTTTCACATCACCTTAAACTCTATTAAAAAGGCATGGAAAGACTTTGAGGGCAAACATGTAGTGTTCTGTCTCGAAGGTAGATCTTGGCGTAAAGACTATTATGCTCCTTATAAACGCAATCGTACAGATGCTCGTGCTGCTTTAACACCGTCAGAACAAGAAGAAGATAAAATATTCTGGGAAGCGTTTGATACATTTAAAGATTTTATCACAGAAAAAACTAATTGTACAGTGCTACAGCATCCACAATTAGAAGCAGATGATTTGATTGCTGGATTCATCCAATCACATCCTAATGATAATCATGTTATTATTTCAACTGATACAGACTTTGTACAATTAATTGCTCCTAATGTAAAACAGTACAACGGTGTTCAAGAATGTACAATTACACATGAGGGGTACTTTGATGACAAAGGCAAACGAATCATTGATAAGAAAACCCAAGAAGCAAAAGCAGCACCTAATCCAGAATGGCTCTTGTTTGAAAAATGTATGCGTGGTGATACCAGTGATAATGTCTTCTCGGCGTATCCAGGTGTGCGTGTTAAAGGCACAAAAAACAAAGTGGGCCTTACTGAAGCGTTCGAAGATCGTAACAGCAAAGGATTTTCGTGGAACAATCTCATGCTTCAGAGATGGACTGACCACGAAGGTGTAGAACATCGAGTATTAGAAGATTATAATCGTAATCGTCAATTGATTGATCTTACACAACAGCCCGAAGACATTCGAGCAATTATTAACAACACCATTTTATCTGCTACACAAGAAGATAAAAATATTAGTCAGGTCGGTATTAGACTTATTAAATTCTGCAATTTATACGATCTTAAAAAGATCTCAGATCAAGCACAAGTGTATGCCGAGCCGCTTAATGCGAGATATAGTAATGAAACTAAAACGTTGTCAGTATGATGACACATGCAATAGTAGTACTACCTGTGAAGGACCAAATATGACAGACTTACATGCTAAACCGGTTATTGAAAATAAATTTTGGATCGTTGAAAAGGACGGAGAAAAATTTGCCACTCTGAGAAAGAGCGATGATAACAGATTTGTTATGAGTAACGAAACCGGAATTAAAATTTATGACACACGGAAAAGCCTAACCGATCAATTCGGCAAAGACTTCTTTGTTGCTAAAATTATCAAAGAAGCAATGAACGCTCCGATACAAGAAGTACATGGTTATCCTAGTTCGTGTATTCCACATAATCCAATGTACGACATTAAAAGAAAGTTACCTCTCTTTACTAAAAGCCAAGATAGTAAAAGTGTATATTGTGCTGGATATTATGTTATTCGATTTGACAAAGGTTGGGTTAAAAGTCATTGTCCTAAATTAATAACTCTTCAACGATACGAATATCAAGGTCCGTTTAAAACAGAACTTGAAATGAAACAAAGGTTATCAAATGTCTCGAAATGATCTTCCGGTTAAATTAACCAGTGTTGAAAAAATAGTACAGCGATTAGTTGCTGCCGAAAAAACCAATCAAAAAGAAATTAGGCTTTCTGTTCAAGAAGCTCGTGAAATCGTAACCGATCTTAGTGTATTAACATCTAAATTGGGCAAACACATCGAAGATATACATCAAAAATTAGATAAAATTGAAGTTGCGAATGCTCAACTTAATGTACAGATGGACGGAGGCACGTTCTAAGAAGATAAATATATGCGTGTATTATAAAAGAGAAATTTGATGAGCAGACCAAAACCTAAAGTGTTACTTGAACATGCAAATAAAGAAACTTATAGAATAGAACAGGTTCTCGAGTCTGAAGCCATTTGGGCTGTATTTTATAAAGGTCAGCCATTTAATCTAAAAAGTGGTAGTTTAGTTTCAAGTTACCCTGGTCCTAAATATAAAAAAGTTTCTTTTTCGAATCCTGGTCACGCTAGAAATCTTGCAAAGAAATTGAATAAGATGTTTAAAACAGAAGATTTTAAAGTTTGCAAATTAACATCCGGTGAAGTTGTCGAGAAGTAATGAATAAAAAATATGCTTTTACAGAGACATTCTTAAAAGCTGCTAATATAAATCCAAACAGCGATTTAATACAAGAAAAAAAACTCCAATGGTGGTTCAATGTTCGTGACAAAGACGAAGGGGGTCTCCGTCTAACAGAAGATGGAATTACCTTTGTTCAAACCGATGCCGACATCAAAACATACACAATAAAATTTCCCGGGCATGTAACTTTAACTCCTCAAATTCTTGTTTGGTTAGATCAACAAATTAAATCTCCATATCACGTTACTAAAAAAGAAATAACCGTTCTTTCCGAAAAAGATGCTTTTGAGTTATATTTGTTTTCTGGTGATGTAAGAAAAATGGGATATTCCAAAGCACTATCAAAACGATTAAACCAAGAATAACCGTCCCTAATCGCAACAGGTTTAAATATTACGCTACTATGATTACTATAAATCCTTTAGACCATCTTAATAAAAGAAAACTGAATTGGATCCCTGTTCAATTTTCTAAGACAAAACTCTCTCAAATTTCAAACATTGAGAAAGTGGATGAATGGATTAAATATCGCCTTAGTGGGCGGTATTGTATAGCATCATATCCTCATCTCGATCGAGATGACAAAACTAAAACAGCCACTTTTGTGGCCTTTGAAGAAGAAAAAGAACTAACATACTTTATGTTAGCATGTCCATACCTAAGGAGTATTTAAATGACAGACGAAGTTAAACAAAACGAAGCAGAAGCACAGAAGCAGATGGCCGCTCAACCTCAAGCTGAACAGCCAAGTACTGATCTAACAATCTCAGATCTAAATGCTTTAAAGACAGTAATCGACGTTGCTACACAACGAGGTGCGTTTAAGGCAGCAGAAATGGAAGCAGTAGGAAAAGTTTATAATAAACTAAACAACTTTTTAGCAACAGTAGCACCTGCTAAAGAAGGACAATAATCATGAAAACATTAAAGCACATCGGTAGAATTAAATCAACTGGTGAAAAAGTTCTAGTAGCATTTAGAACAATCCCAGGAGATTCGTCGTTTGCTCTTGTTGTTACTGTTGGCTCTTTAACAGCACCGCAACACGATGCTATCATAAATCTTGTAGAAACTGATCAAGCCCAAGAAGCATTTGAATTTGGTGAAGTGTTAGCTATTAGGCATTTTCCAGAAGGCGGGCTCATGTTACCGGTGTTAAGTCAATTAGGAAAACTACAAAAAATAGGAACTTCGGATATATTGATTACACCAACATCCGACGAAGGTAAAACGATTCCGTTAAGTGATCTTAACACAATCATTGCCGAACAAAAAAACTGTGCTGTTGATGATTTGTGTAATTTTGTTTCGGGCGCACCATCAACTGAAGTTCGAACTGCTGCAAAAGTTAATGAAGTTCCTAAGACCGAAGAACCAGCTAAAGCAGAGTCAGCTGTACTTAAGGCAGCAAACAATGAAGTTTTAGATGACAAGTCCATTGCTCGTTCTTATCGTAGTCAAGCAGATGCTATGTATAAAGAAGCTGCTAGACTACGTAAAGAAGCAGATTCTTTAGATCCACCTCAGAAGAAAACTACTTCAAAGGTAAAAGAAACCGAAGGTGCCTAAAAGACTATTCAAGCCACCGAAAGACGTTATCCAAGAGTGGCCTGAAATCTTTGAAGACCTTTATATGAGCACTATTCCTATTTCATATATGCATAGTGTGGAAATAGAGTTTGACGATGGCAGGATTTGGGAAATTAATGTCGCTGAACAACTAGAACTAAACGAAGCTGAGATTGTGGCGAAAAAGTTAATCGAAGCATTCAGAGAATATCAAAACGAAATTCATAATATGAATTTTAGAGTAGATATCGAAAAATTAAAAAATGATGTAATTAATTCAACGAAAGGTATACTAGGTAACAAATGAATGTTAAACTTTTATCATATTCCCAACCAACAGGCGAGTTTGCAGATATGGGCCTCACAGATGCGCAAGAACTCATTGCGTATTGCGCCCGTGTCAGCAATCCCAGCAACCAGTTTAACACCGAGACATCAGAAAAACTCATCCGATACTTGGTCAAACACGCACACTGGTCACCACTCGAAATGGTCTCAGCCTGCATTGAAATCGAAACCACAAGAGACATCGCAAGACAAATCCTTAGACACAGAAGTTTCAGTTTTCAAGAATTCAGTCAGCGATATGCTGACCCTACTAAAGACCTCTCGTTTGTGGTTAGAGAAGCACGAAAGCAGGATCCAAAAAACAGACAAAACTCGATCGCATTGGAGCCGACAATCGGCGATGCGATGTTACAAGACCAATGGAGAGATAAACAGCTCGAACTTATCAAACTTGCAGCAGACACTTACAAGTGGGCTGTCGATAATGGCATAGCTAAAGAGCAAGCTCGATCTGTTCTACCGGAAGGTAATACAGTGAGTCGCTTGTATATGAATGGTACATTACGTAGTTGGATTCACTTTATTCAATTACGTTCTGGAAACGGCACACAATTAGAGCATCAACAAATTGCCATAGCCTGTGCTGAAGTAATTACTAAAGTATTTCCTATGAGTAAGGAATTCGTTGAAACAGATCAATAATTTTTACAAAGATTATAAAACTCTGTCATTTCGGGGAACGTTTTTAAAAAATTCGTTCCTCGTCTCTTATCGTGTTCATCGACAAAAGCAATAAAATCTTTTCTATTACTAATCTGATCGCTTCCTAGTTTAGACTGAAATACTAAAAGCAATCTTTCTAATTTCTGAATTTCAGATTTATAGAATCCAAGATCATACATTGTTGCTATTTGATCCTGTATGCTTTCTAAAAAGTCCGCTGTTAATATACCAATTGATTGATGAGGAGGATTATTTAGATACGGTATATCTAAAATAATCATACGCTTGTCGAATTGTTTTCTTAAAACAAGTTTAAGAATTTTTTCATACCACGTAAGTTTGCCATACTTGGCATTTAAACAAGCAACATCATTTAGAAACTTACTGTAAGAAGTTACAGATAGAGCATTGTATGTACTCATAATTCCTAATTTTGAATTAGGAACTGTCGATAGATAGTTTTCACAATTTGATAACCATAAAGTATAATCTAGCCCGTGCCTAATGTATTCTGCTGCGGTTCCGTGTGCTTCACAACTTGTATAAATTATTAAACTTTTTACAGCATTTTGTTTTTTTATTATTTGAAGTTTTTTTATAAACTTATCAAATAACTCATCAGGCACACAGAAGTTAGAATTTATACTCAGTTCTAATTGTTTATTAGGATTAGAAATTATATAATCTAACACTTGAAATGTATGTTTCGACAGTAACGGTTCTCCCCCGGTGATCCTAAATGTATGGAGATCAGGATACAAAGAAGGCCACCATTGCCAAAAAGCATCTACATAAGGATTTGTCTCTCGTTCAGGAATGGGTTCTTTGTTTTGTATTTTGATCCATTCAAGATTATTAAATTTTGTAGAGGTAGGATAAGGGCCGTGTTCTTTTATTTCTTCCATCCACTTGCTGCTCACATCGGGCGAACAGTAAGAACATTTAAAATTACAAACATTACTAAACGACACTTCTAAATATTTAGGATTAATCGATTCGGTCGAACCAGCATCTAACACATCATCAACAAATGGTCTAGACCAAGGTTCATAACTTTTTAAAACTCTATCGCTAAGTAGTTCTCCAGCATCTTCAACTTTCCAACAGTAATCACATTCTCTAGGTCTAACACCGTTTAACATTTCTGCACGTATGGATTTCTTAAAAGATGTATTATGTAACGCACTAGGGTCTTTTTGTATTTCTGTTAGAGGAATGACATGAGTTCTAGGATGATGGCAACTGTGTGTGTGACCTAACCCTAAGTGGAGGGTAGTTTGTGTCCATTTAGCCGTGCAGAAACTAGGACTAATTGAATCCAACTCTTTTTTATAATCAACCCTGTCTTGCGACCACTTGTTCATACTTGTCTTTTAACCATTTAAAATCGTTAATCTTTTTAAGTATTAACGGTCTGTCTTTATTTGCAGTTCCAAATTCTCTACCAAACTTTGCACCTGATTCTACGAACTCGGCATTTTCAACATTATTAAACTTAGAACACCAAGTGTCTAATCGATATTCGTCGTCATCGTTGTTTCTGTTAGGAATAATTCCTGAACTAAGTTTAGCACATTCTCTAACAGCAGTTCTCCATGCTTGAAACGGTGTTGAATTAAATTTATGTATGCTCAAAACTTTTTTGACTATATGTATTCGCCCTTTGAATGATGTAGTAAAATCAATCACATCATTATCAACAAAAAGACTACGTTGAAAGATCTTGACACCGCCGTGTCCATATTCTAGATCATTTACAGGATTCTTTGATCGAAATACATAGATTTTATCTTTTTCTTTTACACTATCATATACATCGTTTAATGAAAAATCTAAAAGATAGTTATCTGAATCGATAACCATAAATTGATCTGTGAATGACCTTGATGCACATGCTTTATGCGATTCTGCTATAGAAGTATTTGTGTTTAATCGTTGAATCGTTGGGAACACATTCTTTGCTTTCGCAAAGTTTTCTTCTGCGTTTATGTCATCATAATTTAAAAAGAATTTTTCCACAAATTATCTCTATTGTAATATGTTCTACCTAATTCTATTGATTCGTTATAAAGATCAATTAAACATAGACTTTGATCAGCATCGAAGTTCGCCCAATTTAAGCCCAGCTTGAGTTTTATCTGATAGCCAGTTTTTGTAATTTCTTCTTGACAGCTACTTAAATCAGTCTCAAACTGTTTTGCTTTGTCGTCATATATTTGTTTTAATACTTCAAAGTCTCTAACCTGCACATAATCCCAATTAGGATCATGTAACATCAACGACCCCTGTCTTGCTCCTAGTATAGAAAACAATCCATTTTTAGCATGTGCGCCAATTGAAGACCAAATTCTTAACCTATGTATATTGTGCCAATACACTTCAGATGAAATATTCTGAGGTTGAACTTTAATTCCATTTTTAGTAAGCATTTTGACGCCTTCTCGAAATCCGGCTCGCCATGCTTGGTATGGAGTTTCGTTCATAATACTATCGCTAAAAACAAGAGGAAAATTCTTATAACCTTCTTCCCAACAAAAATCAATTTGCGATCCGTTAGATTCAGCAGACTCATGTGTTAGCATGTTATTAACAAATGACTTGCTCCAGATTTTAAGACCGCCATTACCATATTTTAAACCATTTATAACATTGTTGGCACACCAACTAAAAACTTTTACTTCATCGGTATTAATATCTAAATTTAAATCTAAAAACTTAGTATGTATTTGATTATCACCATCAACTGTCACAAACCATTCAGTATCAGATAACCGAGCAGCAGCTTTATGAGCAGCGTCTGATCCCTTAACTCCATGCACACGCTTTGCCCAAGGTGCTTTGTTTAATAGGTCAGCATAATTAATTTCGGCATTAGGTTCATCGTAACTGATGTAAATTATATCAATTTCAGATATTTTCATTCAAACGCACATCCATATGTTTTAAATATTTTTCTTGTATAAAAACTTAAATTAGAACTATAAAGAAAATCAAAATCTATTTTACCAATACGAATACTAACTTCGTTGCTGTCATTTAGATCATCAAAATTAAATTTAAATGATTCATACAACACATTTATATCATCTTTCTTAGTAGCATATACTGTTATACTACTTTCTTTTTTATCGATAAGGTCTTTTTTAGATCCATTATATTTTAACATTAAGTGAGGAATATCATTTATAGAATATATTTTTAAAACAACATCAAATAACGTTATTGTTTCTAACCTTACAAATGGAATTTTATAAAAAGAATTATAATCCGAATCTAATCGTATATCAAATTTATCAATTACTTTTAAAAGAGTACTGTCAAAGTCTATTTTATAGTTAGACATTTTCTTTTTACATAATATGAAATCATGATACAGATCTATATATTGTTCAGTTACTGCTACAGATGCTTCATTTACATTTAAGTTAGCAGACGGATCAACTGATGATAACGACCGTATATCGCCATTGGTGTTATTATATACGAAATAGAGTTTATTTTCGTCTGTCATAATTTAAAATTCAATTTCATTTTTTGATTATACCCGTCAAACAAATTAGAAAAATCTAAATCCTTTTCAACATAATGTATTATGTCATATTGATGGAATGAACCTATTTTATACTCATCGATATTATTTGTGTAAAACCCAATATCTCGAGACCATTTAAATATCGGACTTTTTAAATTTTGAATCATTGGTTTCATATGAACAAACTTAGGAAACTCTAACGGATATGATATTTGATCTTGTATATCCAGTAACTGTGCCGCTAAAGAAAAGATTTCGTCCGTGCCCATTTCGTTTGGCTTTTCTTTTTCTAAAAAGATATTTTTAAATTCTTCTTTTTGATTTGTAATGGCTTGTACTAACTCAAAAAAATCTCGAACTATATAAGATTCTTTTTTAAAAAATGTATATGCCGAGTACAAATTAGGCAAATTATTTTCTTTATAGGTTTTCCTATAATAATCGCTGGTTACTAACTCATTTCTGTAAGTCAATACATTAGATGCTACATACATTTCGCAGTTTTCAACAAAATAATCAATCCAATGACTAGTATCTCTCATAAAAATCATATCAGCATCTAAACACACTGTATGTTTCCACGGTGAAATTTTATTCATATAGGATCGGCCGTCCCAGTGGGTGTGCTTGTCCCAATATTCAACTTTATCAAATGCCCATGAAGTTTTATATAACTCAAGTTTTTTTACGTTATCAGTTACTAACGCAACATTATCATATCCTGCTTTTTGAGTTCGCTTTATAGACAACGCCAATAGATGAGCCATAGCATGGTAATCATGAATTCTGTCATCAGATACTATTATTAAGTAACCAAAACTCACAGTAATACCTCTTTAAATTTTAAAATTGCAGACTTATTCATAATATGTACATCCGAATCTTGAATAGTTAGCAATGTGTCATTATTTTTTAAGATTAATTTAACTATTCCTTTATCTATTTTTAACACACTCTCGTCGTTTAATGTGAATGATAGAGGAGGAAGATATAATCTATCTAAAGACGATGCATACATGATATGTTCTGCTAGTGTAAAGGCAATATCGTTCCTA